TGCGGATCGACCCAATTAAAGCCGCGCGGCCGGTAAACCACCTGATCGGCAAATAGGTCATATTTGGTCATCGGCAGATTAATCCGACCATTTGTGATCGCCATCTCCAGCCACGCCCGGTAAACGTGATCGATGAAATGGTCCACCATGAATTTTTGCATCATCTTGAAATGATCACGGTCTTCGATGGTGCCTTGCCGGATCGAGCTATAGGAAACGCCTTCCAGATTGTTCGACAGCGAGACATAACTGACGCCAAGGCCGGACGAGATAGACCGCAGAATAGCCTTCTCGAACTCTGCGAACGCCGTCGTCGGATGCGCGGGATCAAATGCCTCGAATGACATTCCGGCCGGTAGCTGCGTGAATGTTCCCGGCTCGGCTTCCATGATCGGCGCTTGCTGGTCATAATCGTCGCCGACAAACTCGTCACCTGTCGGGCTAGTGAAGAAACCCATTTTAGACGCCGCAGTGCGAGCCGCGACTAGCTCTGCTTCCTGATAGCCATCGAGCATTTTCAGCTTCGACAGCACGTTCGCCATCGGCGGGACGCCGCGCGTCTGACCGGGCCGTTCCTGAATGAAGCAGTGAATGATCTCGTCGGCCGGGACGCGGATGTGCTGGCGCTTTGTGTGCAGGCCATAAGCGTGATCGTGGTGCGGGTGATCCTCAAAAAGATGATAGGCGACCGGACGGCCAGTGCCTTTTTCGATCTCGACGCCCATGCGGATTTCGCCGCCTTCGACGCGCTGGTCGTATTCCTCGTCGAGATAGTCGGCCTCGATGAATTGCAGAGTGAACCCGAACGGGTTATCGCGTGGGTTTTTGATCTTCTTAATCAGGACCTCGCCGTCACGCGCCAGCGTCTCGATGAACAAACGCTGCGCCTGCACCCATGAAAGACGCCGGTCAGCCGTGCAGAACCCCGGACGGCCCCAAGCTGCGAAAGCACGCTCGACAAGGCGATTTCCTACAGTGTCGAGACTGTTATCATCGTTCCGCTTGCGAACCTGCATCTGGACGCCAGTGTCGCCCACGACGTTCGTCGCCATGATTTGCAGATAGCGCTTGGCATAGGGATGGTTCCGGCTGATCTCCCGGCACCTATCGCGCAGGATGCGGAGCGATGGCCTGATTTCGCTGTCTGCCGACCGGCTGGAAGAAATGAAATCTGCGAAGAGGCGACCAGTGTTTGCCCCGTAATAGCTCCGGCGACCGACCTTCTTTGTGGGTTTGCCTTTGAATAGATCGAGCATTCCCATATCAGAACCTCACCTTAATGGTTGCGCCGGTTTCCTCGCCGTTCTTTGCGTATTCGATCCGCAGTTCCTTTGCGTACTCCCGTTTATAGAAATCACGCGCTTCGGTCAGGTCTTGGAACGACATTTTCGTCAGGCTGCGGCCGTTGATCGAATAGCTGGCGACGTCTGCGTCTGCCTTGCCTTCCAGAATGCTCTCGATCTTGTCGATCATGATTTGAGCATGTGACCGGGGATCAACGCCATTGACGTCGAGATCATAGTGGATATCAAGCGTGCCGCGATCTATGACGATCCGGTTCGAGCTAGATGTTTCGGTGATCTCTAGCTGCCAGTGATAGTGACCTTGCGTAAAGGCGGCACTGTCGGCGCTGCTAATCGTGAAGAGATAGTATGTGGACGCCTCGGTCGCATTGACCGTGATTTCACTTGAAGCACCATGAGCTAGACGTGCCACCCATGTCGCGGAATGCGTAGCGACAGGATAGTCGCCGACTATGTCTTCGCGTTTCCATTGGACGAAATCGCCGATTACGAATTCGTGCGGCTCGGTTGTCGGCGCGTTGGCCGCATCGAAAAGATTAGACATCAGCGCCACCCATTAACAAAACCGCCTCTAGGCTGGCGGCGTCTGCGGAATACCTCTGGAACGGGTGGCTGTTGCTGGTCGTCAGCTTTTGGCGCGGGTGCTTGTTCCCGGCGGTCAGCAATGGCGTTCAAGTTCAAGTTCAAGATAGCCAGCGCCCCAATCGCATAAACCCGACAGTCTAAGGCCTCGTTCCTTGTCCGGGTTTTCACGAACTCGCGCCTCGGAAATCCCTTATGGAATTTCGTGACGATTTTCTCCGAGGCGGCAAGCTGTTTGAAATATTCATCCGGCCTGTCGTCAGGGAAGTGCATAAACCCCGGTCCTGCCATTGTAATCTTTAGACGGGAAAATATCAATTCCTTGGCAGCATCGACGCCGATGGTGAACAATTTGATCTTTCCGATGTTATTTCGCGTGGGACGGCTCACGATTGGCCGGTTTTCGCCTGCCATACCTTTGATCGCAAAAATGCGTTTTCCTTCCCTTGGCCGCACAAAATTATAGACCGCCTGCGTATAGTGACCGCCGCTATCGATACAGGCCGAGCGGATAGCAAGATCGCGACCATCCTCGGTCTTAAACGTCTGCGCCAGCGTGGCGTCTAGGTCCTGCCATAGCTGCGGCGTCGAAGGATCGCCATAAAGCGTCCGATAATCTAGCGACCAGCTTTCCTCATCTCTGCCCCATCCCACGATCTCGATTTCGATGCGATCATCCTGCACGTCGATCCCGGCCGTGATCAAAACGACCTCTTCATCGATCTCGTCTCCGAATGTCTCGGCACGCTCCGCGACGGCGTAATCATCGACGCGCTCACCTTGATCTTCCCATGTCTCGGCGAGATAGACGTTTGTCCAGACGCGCAGCGTCTCCGGCAGTTTTTTGGCCGACAAGAAATCGCGAACCGCATCGGCAAGCGGCGTCCACGGGCTGTAAATGCCGTTGATGTGAAAGCCAGCCGTGCCGGTGAATTCCTCGGTCGCGATCCAGTATCCTTTCCGCACCGCTCGGTTCCGCTTGGCATCGTCCCAGCACGAACCGCATTCCTCGCAGACATAGACCGCCGTTTCGGGCCGGTCCTTCTCCCATTGCACGCCGGACCATTTGAGCGTCTGTTCGTGGCCGCAATCCTCGCACGGGACGTGATAGCGCCGCTTATCGCTTTCCTCGAACGCGGTCTCGATACGGGATGCGCCTTTGTTGGTCGGCGTCGAGACCATCAGAATTTTTCGGTTCCAGAACGTCGCCGAGCGTTTACGGGCAAGCTGGATCGGATCACCCTCGCTGCCTGCGCTTGCCGGGTAGCGGTCCACCTCGTCACAAAGAACGATCCTGATCGGACGGCTGGCGAGGCCGGACGGGCTGTTCGATCCGACTAGGCTTATATGACCGCCGGGGAAAACTTTGTGAGTTGTGGTGTTATTTGCATCTCGGGCCCGCGGGTCCTTCACCTTGCCCCGAAGCTGCGGCGTGTCTCGCAACATGGGTGCCAGACGGTCTTTCGAGAATGCCTGCGCCATATCCAGCGTCGGCTGCACCACCAAGATCGGCGACGGATCATGCGCGATGTGATAACCGATCACATTTAGGATCATCTCGGTTTTGCCTACTTGCGCGCCTGCCATGACGACCACGTCCCGGTTCCGGGGATCGCTGATCGCATCCATAATGCCGCGCTGGTAGTTAGCTCGCGCTGTGTGCCATTTACCGGCTTCGGCGCTAGCCTCCGACGACAGACGCCTTTCTAGGTCTGCCCACTCGGCCACGCTTTGCCTTGGCGGGGGTTTTAGAACCGCCATCGCTTCCGCTATCACTTGCGACAGTGCGGCCTGCGTGTTCCTGTGGTCTGTAGGCTGATAATTCATCTAGGGCCTCGGTTACTTGTCCTTCGAGAATATTCTGAATGACATTGATCTCGGTTTCGACCGCGCACATTGGCGCGCAGATTGTGGGGAGCGCCATCATCTTTGCCTTCATCGCTGATAGGACGTCGGCCCATGCGGCTTTGACATCGTCGGCGCTCACTAGCTCGCGCTTGGCCTTCAATAGCTCTAGCTCGGCCAGTGCTGCGTCTGCTTCCATTTTCCGCGCTCTGGCGGCGTTATAGTCAGGCTCGTCTATAGGTGGTCGGCCGCGTGGTCGTGCTGTTTCTGCCATGTTAACCAGATTTAAGTTGATATTCTGTCGCTAGAGATTGTTTGCGGTCGCGCGTAACC